GTTGTTCCTGCCGTAACATTCCCAACAATGGTTGCAGAGTTTCCTGATGTTCCTGAAAAGGTGATGCAGGTTGTCGATGCTGCAATAACATTTGCCGTGAGCGTCACTCCATTGGAAAGAGTAAATGTCCCGCCTGCGGTGGCTCCGCCAAATGTGTCATTACGCACCTCGCCCGTCGCGCCGAGGTTGGTCGAGACATTGACCGTGATGGCGAAGGAATTGGCCATGAGGACATCTCCAGCGGCGAATGTAACAGCCGATGCCGTTCCGGCGGGAGCGGTCGCCCAGACATCGGCGGCGTTGATGTTTCCTGCCTTGCGGGCGTAATAGGTTGGCATGGCTTAGAGTCCTTTCGCTTGGAGGTAGGCTTGGAGGGCGGCTTGGATCGCGCCGATGGCGGCTTGCTCTTCAGCGTTGGCTTGAGAGAGCGAGCCGAGGACGACGGCTTTGCGGTGTTCAAGACCGGCTTGCTCGACAACACCATCTTCGATGCGTGTCGGGATGAGGGACATGGCTACATTCGCGTCGGGCTGGCCGTCTGGCTTGTAGAAGCCGGTGATGGCGAGGTTCAGCGAGTAGCGGTCGTAGGTTTTGCCGTCGATTTGGAGTGGTGTGGATGCTGTCATGGTGTTGGATTTTTTGAGGTTTTAAGAAAATTGGAGATTGGTTTTGTTCGACCACGCGCCGGTGGCGGATTGCTCCGAGAGGACATCGCCTGCGGAGTTGGTGGTGATGCGGTAGATGGTCCAGGCGGGGGCGTCCTCGGCTGGGCCGGTGGCGGGGTAGTCGTCCCAGGCGAGGCGGCCGAGGTAGAGATGGTCGCCGTCCACGGCGTGGAGGAGCTGGTAGTCGCTGGGGTCGCGGGGGCGGGCGAGGCGAAAAACTTCGTTGGTGTGGTCTTTGCTGTAGAGGCGGCGGTCGGCGAGGTTGAGGGCGAGTTGACCCTGCGCCACTTGCGCGGCGGTGGGGACTCGGCCGGGAACCGTGGAGCGGAGCAGCTGGATGACCGTGGCCATTGGGGAGAAGTTTTAAGTTTTAAGGATTAAGTTTTAAGCAGTGGCCCCGTGGAGCGATGGCGCGGGATGAACCGCGCCACCGCTGTGGGGAGGGAGGGGAGCTTAGAAGCTGCCGCCGTCGAAGCTGATGCCGTCGATGCTGCCGCCGGTGATGGCGACATTGTTGGCATTCTGCGTGGACATCGTGCCGAGTCCTGCTGCGGTAGTCTCCAAAGTGGAGACGCGGCCTGTGAGGGCTGTCGCTGCGGATTCGATGGAGTTGATGTCACCTTCGGCAGTTGACACACGGCCTGCAAGGGCTGTGGCTGCTGACTCGATGGCGTCGATGTCGCCTTCGGCTGTGGTGACGCGTGCGGCCAGAGCGGAGGCGTCGCCTTCGATGGTCGTGGCGCGGCTCTCAAGCGCGTTGATGTCGCTCTCTGCGGTGTCGAGGCGTCCGTCGAGGGCGCTGTCGGCTGCTTCGAGTGTCGCCACGGCCGAGCTGAGAGCGCTGGAGGCGGAGTTGGCGAGGGTGGTGATGGCTCCGTTGAGGCTGGAGTCTGCGGCCTGGAAGGCCGAGACAACCTCCGTCAACGAATCAAGCGATCCTTGTGTGGTGTTCGAGAGGACCGAATCAATGCGTGATCCGAGGGCTTGCTCCGCTGCGACGGCGCGGGAGTTTTCGGAGCTGATGCTGGAGTTCAGCGTCGAGACTTCGGATGCGAGGTCGGCGTTGGTAGCGAAGTGGCCTTCGCCGCCGATGACAACTGAGGTCGAGCCATTGCCGATCCAGAGTTTGTCATCCACGAAGCTATGGGCCAACTCGCCGAGAGCGAGGCCGGTAGGGGCGCCGGAGGCACCTGTCAATCTGCGTTTAATGCGTAGGGTGTTAGCCATGATGTTTTGGGGGTATTGGGGGTTGTTACTGCGGGGTGGTCCTAAAACTCACCGCCGTCCGTGTCGGACGAGATGGGCTTGTAGGAAAGGGTGTCCACATCCCAGCGGTGCGGGATGTTGGTATCTGCGGGAAAGTAAATGCGGGCGACGGTGCCGGGGTTCGGGAAATCGGCCACGGAGTCGAAGCGCTGCACATCGTCAAAGTCGTCGGGGATCATCGCGCCGGAGATTTGACCCGAGGAGTCGAGCTGCGCGTTTTGCGCAGTGGTCGAAATCATGCTGCCGGTCAATGGATCAAAGGCAATCTGTCCCATGTTATGCGAAAGGCGGAAACTGAATAAACGAGCCGGAGATCGAGGCGTTATCCGTAGTCGGCGTGCCGCCAAAGTAGGTAACTTTCACGCGAGCCACCGCTGTGCCGCCGAAAGAATACTGCGTGTAGTCGGTGTTATTTGTGGAGCCAACACGCACGATGTTGAAGGCATCGTAAAGAGGAAGAGGAAAACCTGTGGTGACTCGCAGAGCCCCATCTGGAGTGGCTTGGACGGGTTGCACAATGCCCGATGAGGAGCGGGCGGCGATCTGAATTGTGGGGTTACTCATGTCGTTAATTTAATTATGGTGAAGGGTGTCAAGGGGGTGGTTATTGGAAGCTGGCGCTGTAGCGGCGCACCTCGCCTTTGCGCAGCCACGCGTCGTCCATGCGTTGTTGCAGGATGCCTTCGGCGCGGGCGAACTGGTAGTTGGCTTTGTCCATCTGGCCGTCCTCGGAAAGCGTCTCAGCGAGCGCGTAGAATTTAAGGTAGTCGGCGAGGAACGCCGGGATGCGGTGGCGTAGCCAGAACTCCTCATTGGTCGGGAGATTGCCAGTCGTGTCGGCGATAGCCTCGTAGCAATCGCCGGTCGTGTTGTAGTAAACGAGATCGCCCGCTGCGTAAGCGGTGGAGGAGTTGAACGCGGTCGAAGTAAAGCGGGGCTGAGGCAGCGAGAACTCGACCCAGACTTGGCCGGAGATGTAGTCCGTATCGGTGATGAGGATGCGGTCTTCGGTGACGACGAAATCCAACGACAGCGTGACGCGGCCTTCGTCGGGCTTGATGTCATACACCTTAAGCACATTCCCAATGGCCTTCATGCCGGGAGCGAGCAGCGGGATGTAGGGGATGAACTCCTCCGCAGGCGCATTCGTGCTCGTCTCGATGTAGTTTGCGGTCGTGCGGTCGTTCCACGCGACATCCACGGCGGTGTCGATATTCAGCATATCGCCCGCTGCGGTCGTGGTGACGCGCTTAATCCGCCACACAGGGTCCGCAAATTGCGAGCCCTGCAAGGCCCGGCCAATGTAAGAGGTCGTGCCGACATAATCGCTCTCGTAGGTATAAAGCCCCGGCGCATAGCCATCGCCCACCGGCGTGCGGGCCTCGGTCAAGTAAACCTCGGGCCAGTCAAAGAAGGTCCAAGCCGTCGCCGCAGCGGTCGTCAAATACTCCGCGAGCGCCGTGGCCTGCGAAGCCATGAGCGGCTGGTCGGGGTCGATGCCCATTCGGCTGATGACGCCATCGCGGACGGTGCGGTAGGGCGTGGCCTTCATTGTGCGCCTCCTTGCATTTCTTCGGCGACTTTTTGGAGGCCCGGCTGGGCGCCGACGCGGCCGATTTGGGCGTTTTGTTGTTGTTGGACTTGGAAGGCGAAGGATTCCATGCGGGCGTTGAGCATGGCGGCGAAGATTTGGTCCTGTTGGAGGCGTTGCTGGATCGCCGGGTTGCTCTGGATGATGTTTTGCAGGGTTTGCAGGCGGAGCTGGAAGTTTTGGCCTTCGCCTTTGAGCGGCGGCTCGGTGCCGGCGGCGATTTTGGTGAACTGGACTTGCTCGTCGTCGATTTCTTGCTGAGAGGCGGCCTCGGCGTCGCGGATGAGGAGCTCGGAGAGATTGGGGTCGATGGAACCGAAGAGGAATTTGACCAGACCGGCTCGGTCGATGACGCCTTGCGTGTCGAGGGGGATGAGCTGGGTGAGCCCTTGCAGCTTGATCTTGAGCGCCTCGGAGTCGAGTGTGCGGGCGTCGAAATCAAGGCGAAGGTCGTATTTGCCCTGGATATCCTGGCGGCTGGCGCGGAAGGGGGTGGGCAGTCCGCCGGCGACTCGGACAAACTGGATATCGTCGAGGTATTGCTGACAGAGTTGGAAGGTCTGGCCGAGGATGAGGGCCATATCGGCGAGCCAGGTATCGACCAAATCCTGTTGGGCGAGTAGTGCCCGCTGCGGGGCCATGTCGGCGCGGGGGATGCCGAAATATTCATCAACATCGCGCCGGGTGGCGGCTTCGATTTCGATGGTGCCCATGTCATTCACAGGCGGGGCCATCCATTGGAATTCGCCGGGGCGACGCTCTGGGAGCATCTTGGCAGGGCCGAGGACAATTTCCATTTTTCCTCTCGAGGCCGGGATTTTAAGGGGAGGGAGAATGGTCAGTGAGGCGCGGTCACTACGGTAATCGCGTTGCACCTTGATCTCGCTCTGCTGGCTGGCGACGAGCTCGGGCACGCCTCGGGCCTCAATGAGGGGGCGACTGGTGCGCTCGAGGGGTAGCTCGATGAAGGGATACTGACCGTGTTCGTAGCCCATGGCCTCGGACTTGGCGACACGGTCCACGACGCTGGGCTGAATGTGGGTGCAGATGACCTCCATGGCGCCGATCTTTTCGTTCCACTTCTTCTGATAAACGCGCCAGACCTCGATCATGTCGCGGTCGTCGGAGAGCAGGAATGTATCGGTGATGCGATACATGTTGCGGCCGGTGCGGCGGGAGATGCCTTTGTGCTTCACGGCTTCTTCGATCCAGCGTGGGTCGTAGTCTTCGGTGACTTCGCGCTCGCGGAGTTCGTCTTCGCGCAATAGCTCGCGGCAGGCGATGAATGGTGCCCGCTGGAGGTCGTAGGTGGAGGGCGGGAAGATGATGTCTTCCCAAGGCTCGTAGGCTTGCCAATCGGGGAGGTTCTCGAAGATGTAGGGCGAGTCGTATTCAAACGCTCCGGTCTCGCGGAGCTTGCGGACATTGGCAGCGGTGCCTTGGCCTGGGAGCAGGAGATCCATCTCGCGGGCCACGGCTTCTTCCTGCGTGGGGTCGAGGATGGCCTCGATCATCATGGCGAGCTGGGGGTCGCCGGTCTCGAGGTATTGCTGCTGGAGAGACTCAAGCGTGAAGGTGAGCTTTTCGTTGCGAGTGGTGCGGCGCCAGAAGACGCCCATGACGGCGAGGCCGTAAGTCTCGCGGATGTTTGCGGCGAGTTCGATCTCGCGCTTGGTCATGGCGGAGCAGTGCGAATTGAGGATCCACTGGATGACGGTCTCGACTTTGCGGCCGGCGTGGATATCGGTGGATTCGGTGGGCAGCACTGCAAGGCGGGCGCGGCCGAAGGAATTCTTGAGCAGGCGGACACGCTCATTGATAAGCATGTCGGAAAGGCGGATTCGGGAGTCGGAAGCGCCATCCCATGGGAATGCGTTTTTGCCGAGGTTCGACGAATATTTGCGGCCGGTGTCGTCTTGTCCTGGCCAGAGGCAGAAGCGCTGGTTGTAGTTGAGATTTTTCCGCGACCAGTAATTCGCGGCGTCGGTTTCCGCTTCTTCGACGAGGCCGATGATTTCTGAAATGGCGGAGGATTTCATTGGACGAC